CTCGCCCAACTCGAATACGCCGCCTGCCTCGCCGCCTGGGGAATCGACTTCCAGCAGAATTCCATCAATGCCAGGATCGGCAATAGCCGCATCCATCATTGCGGCAATGTCGCCGTATGACGCGAGACCAGAGGCGGCTTCCAGACCCACGGTGCGACGCACCAGTGTCCCGTAGACCGGGATCATGGCGATGCCTGGCGGTGCCTCAGCACGTGGCCGTGGTGCCAGCACCGGCAGCGCAGCGGATGGCTCCGGCCAGCCAATCCGTTCGCCGAGTACCGAGAGGATTACGTCGAGCTTGGAACGGGCGATGAGGAGCGGCATCCCGTAGAGGCGGGACGCCATGTGGGGTAGAAGCATGTCAAGGGTTCTCCGAAGGTTGAATCGGTGTGGCTGGCGTAGTTGGAGCCGTCTTGTCGTTACGTGGATCGCTATCGAACACCAGTCCCAGGCCATCGGCGCGTGCGTTGTCGGCGGCGATCTCACGATCGACGTCCTCGGCGTCGTAGCCGAAGGAGGAGATCGCCTCCGACCGGGAGAGCAATCCTGCCCGGATGGCGGTGAGCATGGCGTCGAACTCCTTCTTCGGATCGACCCATTGCCAGCCTTGGGGAATCCACTTCACGGCGAGGTATTCACGGCGCTTTGTAGTACCACCCCGTGCATAGCCAGGAAGCACCAGCGAGCCTTCCAACACCGCTTGCTCCATCCATGCCTGCCAAATCGGGCGGCACAGCTGATGGACGATTACGCCGTGCTGCAAGGCTTCGACGCGGCGACGGAATTCCAGCAGACCAGCACGGATCGAGGAGTAATTGACCTGGGTGAGATCCCCTGTAAGTTGCTCGTAGGTGACACCCATGGCAGCGGCCACGGCCCGAAACTGCATGCGCAGGAAGTCGGCGTAGGAGGCGCCGACGTCGGCCGGCTGGGAGAATTTCACGTCCTCACCGGGTTCAAGAATTTGCAAGGTGCCAGGTTCCAGCCCGGCCAGGGCCACGCCGTTTCCGTCGGCCAGTCCCTCGCCCATCAGGTTGTCTTCGGGGGCAAGCCGCGTGATGAAGCCAGCGAACATGGCGGCTGTTTTTTTGCGGACAAGTTCGGCGTCGTCGTACTGGTCGAGTTCGTTCAACTTCACCAAGGCACGCGCGAGCCACGGTTCGCCCCGGATCTGGCCGGGACGCAGGGGTCGGAAGAGATGCAGGATTTCACCGGCATCCACTCGCACGGTTTCCATACCACCTGCCCCGGACATTGGGCTCATGGCCCCATCCTCCGGGTGGGAACGGTAGAGGTGATAAGCCACTCTTCGCCCGAGACGATCAAACTCGATGCCAGCGCGAATGAGGTTGCCGTTGTCCGCCGTGGTGTTGAGAGTCACCGGCAGGTGCTCGGGCTCCAGCACTTGCAATTGGATCGCCACCGGCAGGCCATCTTCTGGCCGTCGGTAGCGAATGCGCACCAGCGCTTCGCCTCCTTCCAGCATGGCGCGGCAGGCCATCGCCTGCAGGCCATAGAAATCGGTGAGACCCGCCGCATCGGCGTCCAGCGTCCAGTTGCGCCACAGCGCTTGGATACGCTCGCGGAGGTCGGCGTCAGCCACCATCGACTGCGGCTTGATGCCGGTGCCGATGGCGTTGGCCACGTAGGATTCCAGTGCGGCATTGGCCCATGCGTTCCGCCGCACAAGATCACGGCTCTTGGCACGCAGATCAGTCTGCGTCGCGTAGAGTGCAGCCACCGCGCCGGGATTACTCGGCATCCAGGCGAGCGCCCGACGACCGGAACCTACAGCTTCGTGGATCGGCGAGCCACCGAAGAGTCGGCGGCTCATGCGTTTCAGCCAGTGCATCAGAAGCCCTTCGAGGTGGTGATCCTGATCTGGCGAGGCGTACCTGGCCAGAGACCGCTGGCGACCGCCTGGTTATGGAGATCCCGCTTTACCATTTCGATGGCAGCCTTGAGTTCATCCACCGTGCGGTACTCGACAGTCTTGTCGCCGAAGGTGACGCGCTTCTCACCTTTGGTGAGCGCTGTTTCCAAGGCGATGAGTTGTTCCTGGGTGTGGGCCATCAGCGGAAGACCATGAGATTGAACTCGGTGGTGTCGGCCAGAGAGCCGGTAGCGGTGGCGCAAATCACTTCGACGTAGGCGGATGTTTTGGTATCGGTGGTTGCCCGGATAATCGCCATGCGTTGGGTGTTGCTGTTCGTGTTGCTGCGGGCAAAGGCCAGCCAGCAGTAATTGGTATCGGCAAACGGCGTGGAGAAAGTTACTCGATATCGGCCTGCGGCCAGTCGCGCGACGCCGGCCACGTTGTGGGACGAGCTGATCTGGATGGCGCTACCCACGTAGCCGAAGTTCACCCAGGCACGGGCCAGACCGGGATGGTCGGGGCGAACCAGCCCCTTGATCTCGGTGCCGACCCGGGTGGCCAGCGTCTTGAGCTGGGAAACGAGACTCATGGCTCAGTTCATCCTCAAGCTGCCAGGGCGGTTTCGAAGATGGCGACGAAATCGGTGCTGGTGTCACCGACGTCGGCAGAGGCGACTGCGCCGATGTTGCTACGAGCTTGGGCCTGCTCTAAAGCGGTCAGCGACTGCGCGGCATCGAACCGAACCCGGTTGTTTACGGCAGCCAGGAGTGCGTCGAGACCACTCGCACCGTTGGTCAGCAGTTGCTGGATTTCCACCAGAGTGTCGTAGGCAGCATCGGCCCCACCCAGGATTTCGGTTTTGAGGGCATCGAGTCGCTCGACGATTTTCGAGGACGAATAAGTGGTCGCCGTCGAGATCTGAGCATCGTCAATGACGGCGACCGTGACGATGGCGGCCTTCAACTCGTTGATCGCCGCGACCAGGGTCGACTTGTCGGTGGTCGACAGCGAAGAGAGGTTGCCGATTTTCTGATAAACGGACTTGAACTCGTCGGACAGACGAATGACCAGGCTGTGGATTTGGGTCTGTAAACTCATGCTGCGTTCTCCTTGGGGTGGGTGGATCAACTAAGCCAGCGGCTACGGATCACGCGGCGCGCTGGTTTCTGGGTTTCAGAAACGGCGAGACCACCGCGATGGGTGGCCTCATGGGTTGGTTCGGTATCGATCGGTGGCGAATCTGGCGGGCGGTCAAGACCCAACTGCCGTTCCAATTCACGCCAGTGACGTTCCTCGAAACGGTCAAGACCCGAGGCAGCGGCTGCCGCCCGTGCATACACGTAGCAGTCCAGCGCTTCGTTCCTCTCGCGCATCTTTTGCCATTCGCGGTGCGCGAAGCCATTGCGATCTCGGCGTGTTACCAGTTGTTCGGCGCACAACTGCTGTATGAACTCGGCATCGACTTTGGGCAGATGCACGAAACCAGCGGGGAAGCGGACGACGCCATCCTCGTCGGTGTCGATGCTTTTGCGCAGGTTGTTGTAGAACTCCAGTTTGGCGATACCGCCCGCGACCGAGAAGACCTTGATGCCTCGGCGCAGCTTCTTGCCGCCGGTGGTGGCATCGACGGCGGTGGGCGTCCCCACCAGCGCCGCGCCTCGGGCCACACCCTTGACGGCCATCACTCTGGCGTCCCGCACGGCACGAACGAAAGCATAGGCTTCCTGGGTGGCAAAGCCGGTGTCGAGGGCGAAACGCGCCAGTGGCAGAGAGGCGCCGGAGGCATGCGTCCAGGTTTCGCTGATCAGTTCAGCCAACTGTTTCCATACCGCGTCTCGGGCCGTGTCGCCCATCAATACCCGGTGCTCGACCAACCAGGATTCCTTGCCGCGCCCGAAGGCCCAGATCGAGGCCTCGATGCGATCCTTCTGCACGTCGGCCCCACCCGTGAGTAAGAGGCCGCCAGCAGGAATGCTGCCAATCCGGTAATCCTCGCGACGCTCCAGGAGCCGCTGCCAGTCTGGCGCTTCGCCTTCCTCGACCCAGGTCTCGCCTAGTTCAGTGTTCTTGAAGGTCTTGATTGCCGCCGCCGAGACGGACTCTTTGTTCACTGCACTCTCCCAGGCGGCGGCAATCTCCCGCCAACTACGCCAGCCCACCGGGCTATAAAGCGAAGAGAGGTGAAAGCCAGCCGTCTTGGCACCGTTCTCGGGCACCAGCGCACGCCACTCGCCGTGCTCCAGCATCCAGGTCTTGTGCTGTTCCTGGATCGGTTGGTCGCAGGATTCGCAGACGTAAGCTACCGTCTCCGGTTGGCCCTTCTCCCACCGCAGTTGCTCAAAGCGCAGCCACTGCCGGTGTGAGCAATGCGGGCAAGGCAGGAAGTAGCGGCGCTGGTCACTGGCGTCAAACTCCCGTTCGATGCTGCTCGCGCCCGCAATGGTCGGCGTCGAGACGATGAATATCTTGCGACGAGCGAAGGTGCGTGTCCGGGCCTCGGCCAGCGAGATCGCATCGCCCTCGCCATCGACGTCGCTCGGGTAGCCATCTACCTCGTCCAGAAAGAGGTAGCGTACTGGCATCGAACGCAGGCCGACGGCGCTGTTCGCGCCCGTCATCACCAGCACGCCACCGCGAAACTCTTTCGCCAGAATCGTGTTGCCGGCATCCCGGCTCCGCGCTGGTGCGATCAGTTCGGCCAGCACCGGCGACTCCTCGATCAGTGGGTCGATCCGCTGCTTGGAGTTGCGCTTGGCCATCTCCACCGTGGGCGACACTGCCATCATCGGCCCGGGAGCGTGGTGGATCACGTAGCCGATCCAGTTGTTGCCCATCTCGGTCGCGCCCAGCTGGGCCGCCTTCATGAACACGATCCGTTCGACCGCCGACATCGGCGACAGGCAATCCATGATCGCTTTGAGGTACGGCGTGCGGCTCGTGCGCCAGCGGCCAGGTTCTGCAGATGCCTTGCTGGACAGCATCCGGTGCCGGTCCGACCATTCGGACACGGTCAGCAGCGGATCGGGTGTGAGCCCCTCGCGCCAGGCGCGCTCAATGTCGAGAGCGCCTTCGTAATCAGCATCCAGCATCAATCCACTCGGGGGCGAACGTCGCCCAGTTCCTGCAAGTGTTCCCGCACGGCAGTTTCCAGCGCGACGTGCAGCGTGTGGGCATCGACGCCGAGCTTCGATGCCATCTGCCCCGAGATGCGTGCCGGCCAGTTGAGCCAGGCATCTCGTTCTGTGCGGGCCAGCTTGAAGACGTGGGCGATGGCCTGGGGCCGGTCGACCAGTTCGCCCTTGAGTCTGGCCAGCCGCACCTTGTTGGTCTGCGCCTTGACCACCTCGTTGACGGTGCGGGCCTGCAGCAACGACGTGCCACCTGTGTTCAGCGTAGGTGCCGTCGATTCGGCAGCAGGCTCCTTGATTGTGACCGTCTCAGCCCGACGCTTTGTGCCCTCCCTGGGTGTGTCTGAATTTTTCGCCCAATCCCGGTCGGCGCGGTCGGTATCGATGCTGCCATCGGCCTCCGGCGTAATCCGCCCGGCACGAATGGCCTTGTGTACGGCGGTGTCTGACACCCCTCGGTGCCGGGCATAGGCGCGAATCGACAGTCCCATGATCTCCATCAAGCAT